TAATGTTTCCATCTTCATCTAAGTCGACAAAGCTACGAATTAATCCCGGGGAAAAGTCTTCAAATGAAGCATCAGATGGTTTAAACAAATAATCTTTTGGCTTAAATAATTCTACATCTGCATTAAAGAAAATTTTAAAGAATGCTTTAATGCTTTCTTCACTGCCACGAGTCTTATAGAATTGATGGATCTTTTTATACAAAGACTTTTTAGTCATCGTAGCTGCTTCAGGTACGGTCTTTGCGATTTCTTGTTTAAACTTATTAATAAAATCATCGGAAATTAAATCGGGGTCGTGCTCTGGTATTACGTCAGCAATAACATTGGTCGGCCCGGCATTAATATCAATTACTTTAAATGTCGCATCATCACCAGATGAGTTGTTTAATGTTACAATGTCGCCAATTCTGTAATTTAATCCAGGATTATTGACAACTGCATTAATAACTCTGCCTGCCGGAGAATCAATTCCGGTCTCAACATTGACAGTTAGCTCTTCACCAGATCCTCCGGTTATAGCTAGTCCGGTCGCATCTGAATGTGATGAACCAGAATTAACAACCTCAAGCTTTGTAACCATACCGTGATTGCTTAGGTATTTGTAGTAATCTTCAAGTAGTGCAATTAAAGATAAGTCAGTAGTGGTGCTTTCACTTGTTGCAGCTGTTTCCCTTAAATATAAGGGGAGTAAACTTTTAACCCTAGCTGCTTCAGTATTATGATGATTAACACCTTCTGACTCATTTGAAAAGTGCGGCATAATTAATATCCTCTATTAGCGTTATATGTTGACGTTCCTTCACCGCTTGTAGAATTTCCAGAATCAGAAATACCAACTATGGTTGTTTTAGTCAAATCTGTTTGTATAATGTTTCTCTTAGACACAAAAATATCTTTATTTCTTGGTTGAATCGTAATCTCTATAGTCTTATCTATATCAAGTCCAAGAGCGCTCACGGCGAGCTTACCGGTTTCGGGATACAAAAATCCTACACTATTATCGACCCGAATAATATTCTGAGAATCTGTCCCTGACCGGTATGAATATATATTACGTTTTTCAGTATCACCGCTAATAGGCTCGTCAGCGATTCTAACATTTGTAAATCCGTTTCTTGTATATGTAGTAGATGAAATCATTGACTGACTTTGATCAAGAGTTCCAGCAATTGGGAATCCAAAGTCAAGTTCTTGTGTATCATTTGAGTTAGAAGTCAATGCCAATCTTTTGTACGCATAAACATTTAAGTTATTACTCAAAACTGCATCGTCAACAGTATCAAGCAATGACAGTAAATTTGAATGCCGGAATATACCGTCAAAGTCATTTAAGTTTGCAAGATCATACTTGTCGATTTCTTTTCTAAGCTTTGAGGCAAGCTCGTTAACAGTTAGATTTGTCAAGTCTAAATTATATCTAAATGTTAAATCAAAATAGATGTAGGTATAAATTGGATCAACAATTTTAGGAACGATGCCTAGCATTTTTTTACTTGTTATAAAATCGATAATTTCCGTTTTTTGTAGTTCTGTTAAAAAGTCAGCACCTTGAGGCTTAACTGCAATCAACACTGATCCCATATCAGGAGGATCATTCTCTTCTCCACCCCAAGAAATAACGTCTTTAATCCCGCTAATGTTCTCTTTAATTAATGCTCTGTAGTCACTTGCGGTAACAGCTCTGTCTTGAGAAATAAAACTCAGAGGTGCATTAAATTTAATACTGTCGATTGTTTCTATATCTGCTCCACCGGCCGCAGGAGATACAGTCGTAACAGATACAATTTCTACATCGTTTTGACCAGTTTCAGAGTATGTAAAGTTGCTAGCACCATTTGCATCGGTTCCTTTTGATGACAGAAAGTGCGCTTCCACTTTACCTGAAGCCAGAGGTTGTTTACCGATTGTACCATTACCAAACTCAATTTGATAATTACCATCGAAATTTTCATTTAAAAAATACACTCTACTAGTAGAATCTAGATTAGTAAACGTAGTAAATTTATTAAATGTGTCATAGGTTGTAGCAGTCAGACTGTCATATACACGAACATTTAGCGTGCTAGTATCAATATCTTTGTCATTAATAATAAATCGTTGGTTATAACTATTGTCCACCGTAAATGTTTGTAATTTAGTTACGCCTTGTTTCACAACTACGTTATTGAATGTGAATGTATTTGTATCAGTATCTCGAGCAGCCGTGTAGTCAGTCGTTGTTTGAAATACAAATGTAATCCCGCTAATTACGGCTGAAAATTTAGTACCTTTTGTCATAGTATACGAATCAATGCTGCTTCCTGTAGCTCTATTGAATACGATGTTTAAACTTGCTGTCGCGCCTGTTTTAGATGTTGGCGTATAACCAAGTAATTTAGCTCTAGAAACTACGTTATTTCGTACTTGCGCAGAATCTAAAAATGATTCGTTCATCGCCATGTGGGCAAGAACTGCATTATAGTGTGTATTATAAGCAAGAATATCCAGTATGTTATTTAACCCAGATCCGGTAAAATCGTAATCTTTAAAAGGGCCGCTATCCCGGTTAAAATAATTTCTTAGGTTTGTTTTAATTTGATCAAAATCAAGTTCGGTTGTATTGATCTGCGCCATATTATCTCAGCCTCTCTAAATAAAATGAAATTTCTTGTTGACTTCTTTCGTCATATCTAACAGTGAATCCAACTGTTACTTCGTATGCATTTCTATCATCATCAATAAGAGTTTGAACTGTTACATTACTTAGTCTTGGCTCGTATCTTTCTAAACACGTTTTAATTTCATCGCGCAGCGCGTTTGCAGTAAATGCATCTGCTGGCTCGAAGAGCAAACTCGTAATATTGCTTCCAACATCCGGTTGAAAAGGTCTGTCGCCGTAGTTTGTTAACAGCAAATTTTTAACAGAATTTTTTACGGCATCTAGGTCTTTTAAAGGTCTAACATCAGCCGTGTTAGGATGCCGACGAAAATTCAAGTCTAAATCAGCATAGACATCGGATCTACTTACTTTTGAGTTTCTAGATTTTAAATTTTCGTCTGAAAGCGCCTTACTCATACTTTCTATTTATAGTACTAATAGGAGTAAGTTTCAACATTTGGTATTGTATTTGCGGTATCTTCTGTGGTAGTCGATGATGTTTCTTCTGTTGTAGTTATAACTGGCGGCGTATGCGTATAGCCAAGCGCAGCAAATCTTATATGATCGGCGTATGTTGCTGCAAAATATGCAACTCCAGTAACCGGGTCATACATAGTGTGTGGAATAAATCCAGATTGTGAAAATCTACTACTTTCATCAACCATATTTGATGTATATTGAAACTCCGGTCCACCAATTGTATTGAGCTCATAATAGTTTATATTAATTAACTCTTGTTTATATTTTTTAAATATGTTTAAAATAGTTACATCAACGCCGTTAAACTGCGTATCAACAAATGCAGGAGATTCCCTTGAAATTAAATTATTAAATGTATATCCAAATATCGTTAAATAGTTTTCGTCTGAACCGGTAAATGCAATACCAAACAATCTTTCTTTAACTATATTTTGTTTTGCTAAATTAACCCCGGCTTGAAAAATCATATCTAAATCAGGATCTAAATTGAATTTAGACTTTTCAAACATATAATTAATGATAAACTGTAAAACTTTTCTAACACGCGTATAACCTAGAATTTTTGTTTCTACCAAAGAAAAGTTATTTAATTCAATAATTTGTTCTTCTGACAATTGAGAAATACCAAAATCTTTTGCATATTTAAGTAAACCTAATCCTTTATCATAGCCTGCGGCAGTAGATCGCTGTTGTAAATTTAATCTAGTTCGTGTATCGATTGTAGGAGCAATACTTTTTTCGTAATTGTTTGCCGATATTACTTTTTCAATTTCAGCATCAAGCTCGGCCCTCAACGCGTTTTTATACGCATTGTATTGGTTAAACGATACTACTGTGTTTCCAAGCATATTAGCCGTGTTATCGATCACAGTCGGAGCCGGAGTAATTGCTATGGGCGGATTCTGTACAGCAACAAAGGGTTCTTTACTTTTTATCACTGGACTATATGTTCCGTCAGCTTCTAAAATACCATCAACATTCGGCGCCTGATCGTATATATTATATAGAGGATTAATAAGCAATTGCTCGGTAATTGTATCAACTTCCGGAACAGCATTTCTCCATTGCTGCCTAATAGTTTCTAAAACAGAAGCTACTGACGGATCGTTATCACGAATTAAATTCTGAGCATTTGTAAGTTCTGTTTTAAAATTTGCCCGAATTGTTTGATCCGGAAATGCTGTATCTAAATTATCGAACAAGGTAGCCATTTGACTATCTAAGTCATCGATTGCATCAGCGCCGGATACAGCTAAGTTTTCCACTTCTGATGAAGTAGCTTGTCTCTGCGCAATGTACGTTGCCTGATCTATGTTATTAACCGCCATATTAATTTAAAAATATTTTTGAGCCTTTAACTGTCACTGTAGATGATGCTGTCTCGTTAAGCGTAGCTTTTGTATCCAGCCTCATCTGCCCCTTCGACGTAATAGTCATAGTAGAATTACTTGATGAATATGTCGATGCCTCTCTTGAAATTACAGATTGTGTTTTGCCAATTTTTGCAGCACGATAGCCTTTAACAATTTCGTCGGAATTTCCTTTTACAATTGTTTCAGTATCAATAAAGATTTCTCTCAATTCATCTTGGCCAACACGCAGTGTTCTATTTTCTGTTACATTACAGAATTTATCTTGTCCTACATCAGTTAGGTAGTTTAATCCTATTTTTTCGTGATGATTACCTTTAATATTACACGTGTAATCGCCTTCTACTTCTAAATTATAATTACCTTTGACCAAGGTTTTTAAATTTCCGTCAACTGTAATATTACAATTGCCTTTGACATAAACATTCTGGTTTTCAAATACAACTTTAAACTCATTACCTACAACTGTAACACTACGATCGCCGCGAGCATTGATTTCTCGGAACGTTCCGGATTTGTGCATTTCAGATATACGTTCTTTTTCTGTAGTATCATCATACTCGACAATATGCCCGCACTTATATTCTTTTACATGATTAAACGGATAAACCGGAACAACGTCAACTTCCGGATCTCTATTGTCCCATGCTCCTCTTTCAAGATCAGTCTCACCGCTGATCATTGACATGTCTGGAGCAGACGCTGTTTCAATCTGTTCTTGCCGCAGTTCTTTTTTCTTTACAAAAAACTGAGATTCAGCAAAATTACTTCGTGCCATTCTGGATAAATCTGGTACACCATTTTCTCTTGGGTGTTCTGCATTTGGATCTACGAATCCAGCTCCGTATGTCAGCCCGCGCTGAAAAGATATAGACGGTATACTACCTAAAATAACCGGATCTTGAGCAGCTTTACCATCTCTGAAAAATCCAACAACCCAGGATCCAGGAAGTAAGCCAGTTGTTCCTTCACCAATACCACTCATAGACGCGCTTGTTACCGGTGCAACGCACGTCGCAAGGGGAAGATCTTCTGTTGGTATACCCTTCTCAGGATCTGTATCAGCGGTGTGATAACCAAAGCATCTGACACGAACACGGCCTAGTTCTTCAGGATCATCGAAGCTTTCGATTACTCCTGTGAACCAAATCATTGGTGTCATAAATGTATTTTCTTCTATCATATTAAATACTTATACTAAATGAATCTCTTTTTACGCGAACATCAGAATAATATTCCCCACCTTCGATAGTATGAATAACTGATGTAATTAAATACTTACCGGACAATGAATTATCAAATAAATCATTGTCGTCGTCTCCGGTTAAAGCTTTTTTCTCTTCGGGATCTACTGACTTCGGGAACTTTAATTCTATTTTTCTGCCAGGAGTTAGATTAAAATCGCCAAACAATTTAATATCATGGGTATAGGTATTTAACAAGCTATGATAAGCATTTGTTTGCGCGATGTTTTCACTTTTTACAAATCCATAATCTAAATCATCACCGTATGCTAATTTATTTACTGAAATATATTCACAATGCTGATGCGGAAGTTTGTTAAGCGGCTCTGCAAAAATTTCAGTATCGCTCGATAAAACTTTATTTGGCTCCATAGTCGCCGAAATATTTGCATCATAGTCAAACTCAAATCTTGTATATGATTTATCTGACCAATCTAAAAAGTTATTTTGAGATGCAAATGCACCTGTACGGGATTGCTCGTACTTTGATAAGTTGAGGTTTGAAGCAACCTCTAAAATACGTTTAGATCTTTCAGCATAATCTTCAGATTCATCATTCTGGAATTTTTTAGTAAAGTTACGGGCATCTACGTATGTATTATATATGGGATTTGTCTTATCATCGAACAGTTGACTAAATGAAGTAAAGTTTATATCACCGGTTGCTGCCTGATACAGGAAAAATGGAGCACCGTTTTCGTCATAGGCAATTTTCCGGAAAAATTCTGCGGCTTGTAAAGGAGTCTGGATATTAATTAGGCCCCGAGATTTAGATGTATCATTGCCAAATACATTATAGTTACTTTCAAATTCTAAGTCTTCTTTAATAATTCTGCCGATTTCGCTTTCAGCTGGTTCTTTAAAACTACGAGATATTTTTTTAAATAGAGATCGATACCCGTGCGGAGATATAGCTTCAATTGTGTATACCTGTACATTTTCACCGGCTGGTTTTGCAAATGTGGGATATTTTTTAACTTGAAACGGCAACTGAATTTCTTGTGTACCCTGCTCCAAAGTATTTCTGCTTAATAAAATATTAATAGTTTCTTGACCAATGATTGGAAATTTTTCGATAAAATTTAACGCATCTTTTATGCCAAGCTTTAACTGTAGTACCGGGCTGTATAAAGATTCAACTAGCTCAAACTTAACAACTAAGTTTTGAATAAATTTACTTTGACCAGCATGATTTGTTATTTCAATCGCGTCAATGCTCATCGCAGACGGATTAAATGCTTTATTGT